ATGCCATAGATGAAGTCTTTAATCAGCAGTTTTACGATAAAATGGCAAAGGCATTGGGGGCAGATATAAGGGTGTACATAAATCAAGCGAATTCGCTAATTAATAAAGAGAACAAGTAATTTTATGGCAATAACGATAAATTCAATACCTGAACAATACGCATCATTACACGATGACCTTTGGTTCGTGGTGGATTCAACCAATAAGGCATCAAGCAATTTTAAGTATGTCTTTGATGTCTATGTAGATGCTACTTTGGTAGCAAGGATTAAGCAGTTCCCTGATGTAACAAGCACAAAGGGAATATTCAATGCAGGTAATATTATGCGGAATTATGCTCAATCCTATTTCATACCCAATACTGCTACTACCCTTTTCAGCGGTTCAAACGATAGCATTTACAAGGAATATACTATTAAATACGGGGAGGAGTACGGAGGAACTACTTACACCAACTTGGTTGAGCAAACCTATGTAGCATTCAACTTCTACTATCCTGACTTTTACAACCCTGCACAATCTCCGACCTACTTCAAGAACTACATTAACAAGTGGTTGACCAATAGGGACACAAGCAACATTGAATGTGCTTTCACAGATAAGTTGCATATTGGGTACATGAACGCTTCAGGAGTAACTACAAATATTTACCCATCCGTTCAGTTGTATAATGAGAATGGCAGTGCAAGTGGGAGTGCAGTAACTACGGGAACAGACCCACAAGAAACTTTTAGTCTATTAGATATCTCACCGACTGCTATAAATGATTGGTACGGTTCAACTGTCATCCCATCAAGTACCTATGCATACGGAATAAAGTTGCATAATGGTACTTCATTCGGACCGGAAGTAAAGGTTAAACTTGTTTGCAATCCTAATTACACACCGATAGCATTGCACTTCCTGAATCAGTTAGGCGGTTACGATACGATGCATTTTAGATTGGTAAATAAGGAATCAAGGCAGACAGAATCAAAGCAGTATGAGGGTAATAAATATCGGTACAATTCAACCTATACTGATATGCGTACTTATGATGTTTACAACCGAATCAACCCGGGTGCTACCAAGTACGTTGTTGAGCATACAACATCATACAAACTGCGAAGTAATTACTTAAATGTTACTGATTATAACTGGTTAGCAGAGTTGATACAATCACCTGAGGTCTACTTTGAGCAAGGTGGGTATTACTACCCGATTGTTACAATGACAAGCAACTGGGAAGAAAAGAAAAGGATAGCAGACAAGATGTTCAACCTTGAACTTGATGTGCAGATTGCGAACAAAAAATATAGTCAATTCCGATGAGGACAGAGATATACATTGATGGAAATAAACTTGATTTAACGAAGAACATATCTGCGGAGTTTACCTATGCCATTGATGAGATACAAGACTTCGCAACCCGTAATACTTCATTCAGTAAAACAATAGTACTGCCTGGAAATGATAATAATAATAAGTTATTCGGTAATATATTTGAATTCGGGTTATCCAATACATATAACCCAGCAGAACCCAATGTGGGTTACAACTTCAACGCTACCAAGTCAGTTCCTTGTATCATCTTGGTAGATAAAATACAAATCTTTAAAGGTGTATTGCGACTGCTTGAAATCATTATTGATGGCAAGAGCATTGAGTATGAGGTAGCAGTTTTCGGAGAACTTGGTGGGTTTATAACTGCACTTGGGAATAACAAGTTAGAAGATATAGACTTCGGCATTGCTGACACTGCTTGGACCTATACCAATATCGCAAATAGTTGGGATAATATTAGCGGAAGTGGGGTTTACTTTCCTTTGATTGATTACGGGAACGAATCTACAAATAAGGTAGATTTTTCCTTTGATGCTTTCAGACCTGCACTTTATGTCAAGCAATACCTTGAAAAAATTATAACTGGGTCAGGTTACACATGGGACTTCCCATTGCTTGAAACCAATTTATTGAAAAGATTGGTTATACCTAACAACCAAAAAGGTATAACAAAAAGCACTTCAGATGCTTTAGTTGCAACTGCTAAAACAAAGAATTACACAACTGCTTCAGATAATATTGAATTTAATGTATCTACTGCGGGAAACTTTACAGTAACGGGAAGCGGTAGTATCTTTACTTATAATTCAGGAACACCATTTGCAGGAAGTATTGTTTTAAATGTTGCAGGTATAATAAATGCTATCAGTCCATCAAGCGACTTTACAATACAATTAAGAAAGAACGGAACACCAATATCAATTGTTACTTATACATTACCTGGAAGCGGTTATAACTTTAATGCAAATTTAAATGTAGCATCTATTACGTTAGTTAATACAGATGTTTTAGATGTTGATATAATTGCAAATTTATCTGATTTGGATATAGAGCAAGGGTATTTTAATATTATATCAAGCAATCCAACAGAAACCACAGTAAACTATGGAGAAAATATTGTTATAAATGACACAATACCTAAAGGAATCTTTCAAAAGGATTTTTTCGCATCCATTGTTAAAATGTTTAACCTTTATGTCTATGAGGACAAGTTGGTAGAGAAGAAACTTATCATTAAACCATTCATTGATTTTTACGATGGTACAAAGATTGATTGGACTGATAAGGTAGACCGAGGCAGTGTTATAAGGATTAAACCTATGTCTGAATTTACGGCAAGGTATTATGACTATAAATACAAGCAAGACAATGACTTTTATGCGGAGAACTACCGGAAGAAATACAATGAGGGGTATGGTGATTTTATCTATGATAGTGAAAATGAGTTTGTAAAGGAATCAGATACAACCGAGTTAATTTTTGCAGGTACAGTATTAACACAATTAACGGGAACGGATAAGATATATTCTACCATTTACAAAAAGTCTAATGCCAACGCTGCGGAGGATAAGATGGATTCCGTAATTAGGATTTTACTTGCAAAGAAGGTTACAAGTGTAACAAGTTGGGCAATAAAAAACGGGGCAACAACTTTGGCAAGTTATACCTCTTACGGGTATGCAGGTCATGTTGACGACCCTAAGAATCCACAAGAGGATATCTCATGGGGTTCACCGAGGGAGTTATTTTTCTCAGCTTCATCATATACGGCAGCAAACCTATTCAATGGGTACTGGTCCGAATATATTGCAGAGATAACTGATAAGGATAGTAAGTTACTTACCTGCTCGGTAAAGTTGAATGAGGTTGATATTTATAACCTTGATTTTAGTAAACTGATTTATATTGATGGTTCGCTTTGGAGGTTGAATAAAGTCTTGGATTATAACCCGATGGACTTTAACACTACCAAAGTTGAACTACTTAAAGTAATTGAATTAAATTATATTTAGATGGCAGAAGAAATAGTTGGTGTCAAGATACAAGTTGATGCGAGTGATGTAAATAAATCGGTTGGCGATTTACGCAAAAAGATAATAGAAGCGGAAGCACAAGTTAAGCAATTAACTGAAGCCTATGGTGAGCAAAGTAGAGAAGCAATACAAGCACAAAAAACGCTTTCTCAGCTTCAGGATTTAACCAACCAAAAGATAGAAAATCAAAATAAAAGAATAGATGATGCAGCAAAAACTGTAAGTGCATTGTCTGCTGCCTATGGTGGTGTACAAGGTGCTTTAGAACTTACTGGACTTGCAGGTGAGGACACAATTAAACAACTTGCAAAGATTCAATCTGCACTTGCCATTGGTGATGCGGTTCAGAACCTTGCAGAGTTTAGGGATGCTATAAGTAGTACATTTGGTTCGTTTATAACTTCTTTAAAAAGTTCAAGTGCATTTCAAAAGGTAAACAATGCATTGACTGCAACTTCATCAACATTGATGAAGGCTTTTGGTCTTTCGGTTGATACAACTGCGGTATCATTTAAAGTACTTAAAGGTGCTATTGCTGCAACTGGAATAGGATTGCTTGTAGTTGCAGTTGGTGAATTAGTTTCTGCTTTTCAGAATTACCAGTCAGCAGCAGAAAGAGCAAAGAAGGCACAAGATGATTTAAATGAATCTGCAAACAAAGGAGCAAAGGTTGCGTTTGATGCAGAAGTCGCATTTCTTGAAAGGCAAAAGCAATTAGATATTGCAAAAGCAAAAAATAAGGGTGCAACTGAAAAAGAATTATTTGACATTGAGCAACAATATGCAAACCTCAAAATTAAATCTCAGGAAAGATTTAATAAAGAATCAAGAGCAACAACCATTGAGGACCAAATACAACAAGAAAGAGATTTAAAGAAGCAGCAGAATGACATTGAAGTAGCTGAATTAAATTTCCAAACAAGTCAAAATCAAAAGAAAAAAGAACAAAAAGAAAAAGATAAAAAAGAAAGGGAAGATAAGAAAAAGCAAGATGATGCAGACAGGAAAGCAAGAAAAGAGCAACAATATAACGACTTTGTACAATTCGTAAATGATTTAAAAGCGTCTACTGATGCAGAAATAGAACTTCAAGAATTCCTTATTTCAGAGCAGAAGCGTAAAGAGCAGGAGTTATTTGATTGGAGAGTTGACTTGGCACAACAGAGATATGATGAATCTGAAGCGGAGTTTGCATTCATGCAAGAACTAAACAAGAAGAAAATTGAAGATGACCAAAAAGTATTAGATGCCAAAGTCGCTATACAAATGGCAGAGATAGACTTGGTACTTCAATTGTCAGGAGTTCTTAAACAAGTAGCAGGAAATAATAAAGCAATACAAGCAGCAGCAATAATAGCAGAAAATGCAGCAGGAATTGGTAAGATAATAATAAATACCAAAGTTGCAAATGCAAAAGCAGTTGCAGCAAACCCAATAGCACTTGGTCAACCCTGGGTAACTATAAACACAATAAGTGGTGCTTTAGGTGTTGCTTCATCTATATTGGCAACAAGGAATGCTTTGAGTCAATTGGGTGCAGGTGGCAGTGCAGGTTCAGCACCAAGTTTAGGTGGAGTTGGTGGTTCAGCACCGCTTGCACCATCAGCACCACAAGCACAACTTACTCAATTAAACCAAGCATCAATCAATCAAATGGGTTCTGCTGCGGGTAGAGCATACGTTGTTGAATCAGATATCACTAACCAACAAGAAAAAATAATAAGAATCAACCGAGCAGCAAGGCTTGGATAAAATTAAGATTATGGAAATAAAATTACCAATTTACAATTTAGAGATAACAAGCGACCTTGAAGATGATGTTGAGGTTGATGTAGTTAGTTTAGTTGACCGACCTGCTATTGAAAGGTCTTTCCTTATGTTTAAGGATGACAAGTTTATTGACCCCATCATTGGAGAAGGTAAAGACAAGTTCTTGCCGAGGTGCATTGAGTATGTCATCAATGAAGGCAAGGAAACAGAACAAGCGGTTGCCATTTGTAACTCTATATGGACTGAACACTTCGCAGAGGAATCATACAATGACTATCCTGAAGCAGCGGTTGAGAATGCCAAGACTGCTTTGAGGTGGGCAGAAGAAAATGGGTGGGGTTCTTGTGGTGAGGCAACTGGCAAGATTCGTGCTAATCAAATCGCAAATCGGGAAAAACTGACAAGGGAAACAATAGCAAGGATGTCAGCATTCCAAAGGCATAGACAGAATAGCGACCGACCTTTAGGGGATGGATGCGGAAGGTTGATGTGGTTATGTTGGGGAGGTGATGAAGGTATTGCCTGGGCAGAACGTAAACTGAAGCAGATTGATAGGCAAAACTTTGCCATACAGAATGAGGAAGAACGTATCATATCCGGTCCATTGATGTTGGCAGATACCCCTATCTATCGCAATGATGACAATGGGGAATATTATGTGGTCTTTACCAAAGAAACGATAAAAAAGATTGCACAGAGGTTCTTTAAGAAAGGTTATCAATCAAACGTGAATCTGATGCATGAGCAAGGTAATTTGACCGAAGGGTTGACCATGTTTGAATCTTGGATTAAGGATGACAAAAGGGGAATAAAGGCAATGAAGGGTTTTGAGGATGTACCCGATGGGTCTTGGTTCGGTTCGTTCAAAGTTGACAATGATGAGGTTTGGCAAATGGTTAAGGATGGCAAGGTTAGGGGATTCAGCGTTGAGGGGCAATTTAACTACCGAAAAACGGGAGATAAACGCATAGAGCAACTATGGGAGAACGTATTGGGGGTACTCGCCCAAATCGGCTAAAAATGCCCTATATGGTACATAGGGAAATGGCGACTATTTATAACTAAAGATATTTATGACAACATTAGAAGCGATAAACAAGATTAAGCAAATGTTCGCAGAAGCAGGGGAACTTCCCGTTGCATCTGTTGAACCTACCCAGTCTTTCGCAGAATACTCCCTAAAGAGTGGTGCTAAAGTCATGATTGACAAATTGGAAGTTGGCGGTAAGGTTTCCCTGGTTGATGAAGCAGGAGTTGAAACCCCTGCACCTGCCGGAGAGCATGAACTCATTGATGGTTCTATCATCGTTCTTGATGAAAACGCTACTATCCTTGAGGTTAAAGTTCCCGAAATGGAACAACCTGAAGTTGAGGTTGAAGTGGTTATGCCAGTTGAAGAAGATATGATGAAGAAGAAGATTGAAGAAATGCAGAAGCAACTTGATGAGATTAAGATGGCATACGATGCCAAACTTGCCTCACAAGAGTTGAAGTTCAGCAAAGGCATCAGCGACATTTCTGATGTTTTGGTTCAAATCTTGAACACTCCATCTGCAAACGCAACCGAGCAACCAAAGGACAAGTTTAACGTTCACGTTGAAAGCAAGGATGACAAAGTAGGTCGTTTCCTCGCATTCGCAAAATCAATTAAGTAATTAATTCTCAAACAAATAAAAATAAAATAAAATGGCATTTTCAGTAGGAACATTGGCAGCATATACAAAAGAGAACGAGGGTCTACTCGTTGCTTCTTCTGTACTTGGTAGCAAAACTGCATCACTTATTAAGGACAAAGGGAATGTTATGGTCGGTGTTAAATCTGCCGAAACCATCAACATTATGGACACAGATGCTATCTTTCAAGATGGTTCATCTTGTGGATTCAACGCATCAGGTACTACCTCTTTCACTCAGAGGACTGTAACCGTTGGTAAAATTAAAGTTAACGAAGCATTGTGCTTGAAAGACTTAGAAAGCAAGTATTTGCAGAAAGCACTCCCTGCCGGTTCTTCTTACGATAGCATGATTTATTCTGAGGAGTATTCTAACCGTAAGGCTGAGAAAATCGCTTTGCAACTTGAGAATACTATTTGGCAAGGTAACACCGGAAGCGTTGATGTAAACTTGAACAAGTTTTCAGGTATCACAACTTTGATAACCGCAGCAGGTGCAGCAGTTGTAAACGCAAATAGCGTAGCACTTCATGGTGTAGTAGAAACTTCAATTACTGATGCAAACGTAGTTAGCATTTTTGATGATATCTACAAAGCAATCCCTGCATCTGTTGTTGACAAAGATGATATCACTATCTTCTGCGGTATGGATGTTTTCAGGACTTACACTGTTAAGTTGAAATCTTCTAACCTTTATCACTATCAGTTTGATGGTAAGGCAAATGGTGAGTTTTTCCTCCCAGGTACTAACGTAAAAGTAATGGCAGTTCAAGGTTTGAATGGTACTGGCAAGATTGTTGCTTGTAGAATTTCTAACTTGTTCTTGGGTACAGACCTTTTGAATGAAGAAGAAAGATTTGAAATCTTCTACGCTAAAGAAGCAGACCAAGTTCGCTTTGTAGCTGAGTTCAAAATGGGAGTTAACTTTGCCTTCCCTGATGAGATTGTTAAGTTCTTCGTTTAAATAACTATGAAGTAAGGGGTGGATTCCATCCCTTGCTTTCATCTTAAATTATAATACTATGCCGTGTGCATTAACTCAAGGTTATACATTAGATTGCAAGGAATCAATAGGCGGAATCAAAGCCGTTTGGTTTATTCCTTTCGGTGATGTAACCGCAATAACAGAAGCATCCGGTGTTGTTTCGGCAATCACCAAGAGTGCAGGAAAAGTATTTTACAAGTACCAACTTGTTAAGCAGACTTCATCTTTGACCGAGAATATTACTGCATCCGTTGAAAATGGAACAGTATTTTATGCTCAAGAACTGTCAATCATCCTCAATAAACTTCAAGCGAACACTCGCAATGAGATTTTGCTTCTTGCTAAGAATAACCTCTTGGCAGTAGTTCAGGATGGCAACGACAAGTATTGGTTGCTTGGCAAGGTAAATGGTGCTGATTTGACTGGTGGCAATGGTGCTACTGGTACTGCCTTCGGAGATAGGAATGGTTATACATTGACCTTCACTGGCAATGAACCTGCGCTTGCACCTGAGGTATCAAGTTCAATTATAGCAGGTCTGACTGCGTAACATAGGACATAAGGTTTAGAATGAGTAGGGCAACCCATAGCGGTTGCCTTTCTTTTTGGGTAAAAGTCAAGGGATTATCTATTTAGTATTGATGATACAATTGACACAAGGGGCAACCGAGTTCATTTATTTAACCTTAACGGAGAAGCAGACATTGACTTCTCCTAACTATCTTTTCCGTTTTGTGAATAGAACCACAAGGGATGAGGTAGCATTTGTTTTGCTTAATGCTGCGGATGTATCTGTTTATAAGGATAGATACAATAAATTCAGCATCAAAGTACCTAAGTATTTCAGTTTGGGAATGACTGGGGAGTATTTATACTTTGTCTATGAGCAATCAAGTGCTTATAATGTAGACTACACCAAAGCAACTGGGTTGCTTGAGGAGGGAATAATGAAACTGTCACCATCAACTACTTTTGAGTACACTCAACATGAGGTTGACAATACATACATAACACGATGAATGATTTAGTAATATTAAATTTCCAAGAGGCAAGGCAACCCGAGTATAGAGAAAAGAGGGGTAAGGGGTATATTGAGTTCGGTGAAAAGAATGACTATCCGAGTTATTTGCTTTCGCTTTATAATAAGTCTGCCAAGCATAACGCAATAGTAAAAGGTAAGGTTAACTACATTATCGGAAACGGGTGGAAAGCGGATGAGGCAGACCCGATTGCAGAGCAGTTCATTGCTCAACCTAACCAGTTTGAATCTTTGAATGATTTGACAAGGAAGGTATCTATTGACATTGAAATCTTTGGCGGTGCTTATCTTGAAGTAATTTGGTCAATGACTGGAGGCAAGTTGGTTGATGTATTGCACATTGACTATACTAAAATCAGGTCAAATGCTGACAATACTCAGTTTTGGTACAAGAAAGATTGGGCAGAACGGAAGGATGAGGCAGTACCGATGATGGCATTTAATACCCAAGTCAGGCAAGGTAAGCAGATACTTTATGTAAAAGAATATAGACCCGGTTTGGATACTTATGCCTTGCCTGGGTACATGGGTGCGTTGAACTATATTGAATCAGATATTGAAGTCAGCAGACACGTTTTGGGGAATGCCCAAACCGGATTCAGTGCATCCAAACTTATTACCCTTCCCAATGGCGAACCTTCTCCCGATGAGAAGCGTAACATTGAAAGGAGGTTTACGGATAGGTTTAGCGGTTCAGATGGTAAGAAGTTTATTTTGTCATTTACAACCGACCCTGCAAGGAAACCTATCATTGAGGACTTAGGTGCATCCGATATAACCAAAGAGGACTTCACAAGGGTTGATTTGATTATTCAGAATAACCTTTTTGCAGGGCATCAAATTACCTCACCAAGTCTTTTCGGTATTGCAGAACCTGGGCAGTTGGGAAGTCGTACACAGATGCGTGATTCTTATGAGATATTCAAGAACACCTATGTAAATGACAAGCAACAGTTTATTGAATCCGTATTTAATGAATTGGCAAGATTAAAGGGTGCGACTTCTGAAATAACAATTATCCCAGTAGAACCTATTGGGTTTGAATTAAGCGAGGCAGCACTTTTGCAGATTGCACCGAAAGAGTGGTTATTGGAAAAGGCAGGTATTGACTTAACTAAATACCAACCTAACATAACAAATCAACCAACAATAGACCAAGTACAAGCAGAGGTAAACGATAACTTGAAAAATCTTAGCGGTAGACAATACCAACAATTGATGCGAGTTATTAGGCAGTTCTCACAAGGTAAGATAACCAAAGAGATTGCTACTACTATGCTAAAGGCAGGTCTTGGGATGAAGGATGATGAGATTAACACAATGCTTGGAATAGATGATGACCCTTCAACGGATGATTTCCAATTTTCGGCATTGGATGAGGACACAGTTATAGGAATGTTCAGGGAATGTGGCGAACCTAAATCAGACTACAAGATACTTGCATAAAAGGCAGTATTTAGTGCGAGAGAGGCATTTGCAGACGATTCCTTGATAGATAAAGACCCTAAAATTAGCATTGATGACATTGCAGGAGCAGTTAAAAGGAATAGGGATGTAGTACAAGGAAGGTTGACTTACTTGGTTGAATCAGGTGCAATTAATTATGACCCAAAGATTGAGGAAAGGAGATTGACTAAACCTTTGAGCAAGTTGGTTGATGACATGGAGGTTACAACCTTTGAGGTTAGATACTCTTATGAGTGGAAACCAATTGTCCCATCTTCTCAGCGTGATACTGCTGCACACCCTTCAAGGCAGTTTTGCAGGAAGTTGATTGCAGAGGATAAACTTTGGACAAGGAAAGGAATTGAGATGCTTAGTGCAAGACTTGGTTACTCAGTATTTGACAGAGGCGGTGGATGGTGGGGAGATTCACCAAGTTGTAGGCATGAATGGAGGCGAAACGTAGTAGTAAAAAAGAAATAAGATGAGCAGAAACATATTGTTTATTTCGGTAGACACGATTAAAGATAGAACGGGACTTCATGTAAACGTAGACCCTAAACTGGTATTCCCTGACATATTATATGCCCAAGATGCCTACATTTTACCTGCACTTGGAACTGCATTGTATGAAAGATTGCAAGATGGTATTGAGTGCGGTGATTTAAACTGCGATGAGGAAACGTTGCTGAATACCTACATAACACCTTGTTTGGTTTACTACGTTATGAGTGAACTGCCAATGGCATTATCATACCAGTTCTATAACAAAGGAGTAGTAAGGAAAACGGGGGATAATCAGACAGAACCGAGTGCATCAGATTTGGCAGATGTAGCGAATAGGTATTCTGCGAGGGCAGAGTTTTACAAGCAAAGGTTGATTAAATACCTAAAGCAAGAATCCCAAGCGAGTGCTAAGTTCCCTGAGTACATTAACCCAGGCACTGGAGTTGATACAATCGTTCCCGACAATGATGCATACACTACTACCATTTGGTTAGGGGATTATGACTGCGAAAGGTACAAGACTTTTGAAGAAAAATATCAAGGAAACGTAAACCGTTGCTGTGGCGAATAAGACATATTCAAAAAAGAACCAAGAGAAACTAAAAGTCTATCTTGAAAAAATAAAAAAGGATGACCCTAAACCAAACAATAAAGACAATAGAGGACTTGGGAAATGCACACCAACAAATCAAAACAACTTACTACGGTAACGCTTTTGATTTTTTAAGTAGGGGTGCAGATAATACCTACCCTGCTTTATTCTTTGATTTAACGGGTGCATCTATCAATGGCAAGACTTCAACCTTGAACTTTACCTTGTTTTTTTGTGATAGGGTACTTCCTGAACAATCAAATGAGCAAGAGGTATTGTCTGACCAATTGCTTACTGCACAAGATATCATTGCACAACTGCATTATAATAACTACGATTTTGTTTTGCAAGATGCGGTTACACTTGACTTCTTTACAGAAGATACTCCCGAGTATTTGGCAGGAGTAAGTGCAATCATTGCTCTTGATTTACCATATTTACAGAATAGGTGTGAAGTTCCTACGGACTACACATATCCTCAATAAATCTATTTAAAAGAAAAGAAATGGCATCAGATTTTAGACCCGGTACGCTTGATATCCAAATGTGGAGAAATGACACTTGGGGTCAGGCATTCACCATAACAATAAATTCTACACCCGTAAATCTATCCGGTTCAACTATAACTATCCAAATCCGCAAGGGTTGTGGAGGTACTTTGGCATTGACTTTAACCAATGGTAATGGGATTACGATTGGAGGTGCAGGGAATAACCAAGTAACAGTTAGCAAGTTGATTAATATTGCCAAGGGTAATTATGTGTGGGACATGAATGTCGCATTCAGTGGGGGAGTTGTTAAGACTTACTTGCAAGGTGATTTTATTGTTTATGATGATGTAACAAAACCATAAGAAAATGTCAATTGATGTAAACGCTATTGAGCAAACTGTTGTAGTTACGGCAGTAGGGGATGAGGTAAATGTTAACATCATAGACCAACCCGTTTTAGTTTCCGTAACTGACCAAATTATAGAGGTAGAGGCATCGGGTGGAACTGGACCACAAGGTCCGGCAGGAGCAGGTGTAGCAGCAGGTGGAACAACGGGTCAAGTATTAAGCAAGGCATCCAATACAAATTATGATACAGTTTGGGTTGATGCAGGGGCAGGAACAGTCTACTCGGTAGATGCAAGTGGAAGTACGGGGATAAGTGTAACGGGTGGACCTATAACGGGTGCAGGAGTTTTAACGATTACCAATACTTTACCTGACCAAGTTGTTAGTTTGACTGGGGCAGGTACGGCAGTAATAACGGGTACTTACCCCAACTTTACCATCACTACAAATGATGAGTTTGATGGAACTGTTACCTCGGTAAATCTAACCGCAGGAACGGGAATATCTGTAAGCGGTGGACCGATTACTTCAAGCGGTGCTATCAATGTTGTAAATACTGCACCTGACCAAGTAGTATCACTAACGGGAGGCGGTACTACAACAATAAGCGGAACTTATCCAAACTTTACAATATCAAGTGCTGACCAATATACGGGAACAGTTACTTCGGTGAATATGACTGTTCCAACAGGTTTGACTATTTCGGGAAATCCGATTACTTCCGCAGGAACTTTAGCACTTGCTTTGGCGAATGGTTACTCAATACCTACAACTGCATCCCAAGCGAATTGGGATTCTGCATATAACGACAAGATAAACTCAGCATCAGTAACGGGGACAAGTACCAAGACATTAACGCTTAATCAGCAAGATGGTGGCACTGTAACTGCTTCTTGGTCAGATATAGACACCGGGTTGACCTCAGTTGGTCTAAGTATGCCTTCTGCATTTTCGGTCGCTAATTCGCCTCTAACGAGCAATGGAACGATAGCGGTAACGGGTGCAGGTACATCTGCTCAATATGTTCGTGGAGATGGTCAGTTGGCAACTTTGCCAAGTTTTGCAGGAGGTGGTTCATCAGTAAATTATTACTTGAACGGAAGCATAAGTGCAAGTGTTGCAGGATATAAGCAACTAAGCATGAACGCTATTATCGGTGTAGGAACTAATTTTACCCTTACCGGAAATGGATTGATTGCTCAATTCCTGACTGATATAAACGACCCGAATAGGGTACAAATCCCAGGGGGTGCATGGAACTTTGAAACTTATTTTAGTTCAAGTTCAAACGGAGGTAGTGAAGGGTTTTATATTGAATTATTAAAATACAATGGTTCAACGTTTACATTAATAGCATCATCGGTAAGTTCTCCTGAATCAATTACCGGAGGCACTACAAATGACCTTTATGTATCATCCATTGCAGTTCCAAGTACATCAATTGCAACAACAGACAGACTTGCTATAAGGATTTATATTGTAAACAATTCAGGTGCAAGGACAATCACTTTACATACTGAAGATAACAACCTTTGCCAAGTTATTACAACTTTTGCAGGTGGTGTTGCCTCACTTAATGGACTAACTGCGAATACACAATATTTCGCAACGGGTACAAGTGGAACAGATTTCAATATCCAATCCTTAACCGATACTCATACCTTCAACCTACCGGTTGCGAGTGGAAGCAATACGGGTAAGTTGAGCAATGTTGATTGGTTGACTTTTGATGGGAAAGAGAATGTACTTACTTTCTCAGCACCTTTATCAAGGTCGGTAAACACAGTATCAATCCCCGTTGCCAATGCATCACAACCAGGGTACTTGGATTCTGCCGATTGGACAACATTTGATGCGAAGGTTACAAGTGTAAGTGCTACTTCACCTTTGTTCTCAACTGGTGGCAAGACACCAACTTTGACTATCCAACAATCAAGCGGAAGTCAGAATGGATATTTGAGTTCAACAGATTGGACAACATTTAACAATAAGCAGAACGCAATCACTCTAACCACAACCGGGGCAAGTGGTGCTTCAACTTTTATAGGTTCTACTTTAAATATTCCTACTTACACATTAACCGGGTTGGGTGGAGTTCCTACGACAAGGCAGTTAACTATTAATGGGACTGCCTATGATTTGAGTGCGGATAGGTCTTGGACTATACCCGTACACGATGCGGTAACTATTGGAACGGCAAACGGGTTAAGTTTAAGTACGCAAGTTCTTTCTCTTGGATTATCAAGTTCATCAGCAAATGGTGCGTTAAGTTCAACGGATTGGTCAACCTTTAATGGTAAACAATCTGCAATAACTTTAACTACTACGGGTTCAAGCGGTGCAAGTACATTTATTTCTAACACCTTAAATATACCTACTTACACATTAAGTGGATTAGGCGGTGTTCCAACAACAAGGACACTAACCATCAATGGCACTGCGTATGATTTGAGTGCAGACAGAACCTGGAATGTAGGTACAGTTACAACCGCTGCCGCCACTACCGGAGGACAAGTGATGTTCTCAAATGGTGCAACAGTCATAACAAGTGTAAGCGGATTATATTTTGATGGGGTTGATAAATTAGGTGTTGGCAATTCATCTCCTGCGTATAATTTAGATGTTACCGGAACTGCAAGGATGACTGGCAACTTAACCGCTGCATCAATCATCAAAAGTGGTGGCACATCATCTCAATACTTAATGGCAGATGGTAGCACATCAACACTAACCAACCCCGTCACCGGAACGGGTACAACGAACTACTTGCCTAAGTGGACAAGTGGAAGTGCGATTGGGAATAGTATAATAAGTGCATCAGCAACTTTAGTTACCAATAATTTTGGTACAAGTAGTTTATTTTTTGGGCAATCGGGTAGCACAAGGTTTGGATTTGCTACCGGAACTGCTACTCTTGCGTTTAGCACAGGGTTGCCTTTAGTCTTAGGAACATTTGATGGTCAGCCTTTGGTATTTGGAACTAACAATTCCGAATATGCTCGTATTACCGATGGCGGCAACCTCCTTGTAAATTCCACCACCGACAACGGCAATCGTTTGCAGGTTACGGGGAATGGGTATTTTAGTGGGAATGTGGGGATTGGGAGTGGTACTCTATCATCTGCAAAATTAAGTATATTAAAGTCGGGCAATGGATTAGCAATG